TTCAGTGTCTTCAATTAGATACATATTTTTTTTAGTAATTTTAGAAGCAGGAACTCTATAAGCTAATTCAGTTTTAGGCTTATCCATACCATCTTGTATTGGTTTAAAAAAGAAAGGATAATTGTTAGATATTGGAACTACCTTGTCGGTAAACATTTTTTTAGCATCAGAACCAGATTTAGATAAAATTCCTATACGAGCATCTTTAGATATCGTAGCAGTATTTACACCTTCACATGATCCCATAAATGAAAACCCAGAACGTCTTATTTTTAAGTAACACATTCCAAAACTTCTTTTATCTACTTTACACGCTTCCCAATAAATATAAAATATTCTATTAGCTTCTCTAAAGTCTGGATGTCCTACATCAATTTTAGTCCACTGCAAATACATATAATGTGTTCCCGTAATATAAGTAGGTTTGCCGTTATTTAAAAACCAATGCCCTTGTTCTCGTCTATCAAATTCAGTTTCTATATAATCAACCCACTTAGACTTAAAATTAGGAGGGGTTTCGTGCCAGTGAAATATACTTTGAATTTTACTTAATTCTTTTGGAAACTTAATTGGTGACCAATATTGATCTTCTTTTTTTTTAGTAGAAGTAAGTTTTGGAGTTTTAGGTAATGCAATTTTTAATCCGTTAATTTCGTAGATGTCTCCAATAGTTCCATCTTGTGAAATAACTACAATGTCGTATTTTTCATTATATCCTTTTGTCCAAGTGTGCGCTTTATTTTTAGTAGCAATCACATTATTTGGAATAAGATTTTTTAATACTACATATAGATTATCTTGATCGTGATTCTGCAAACCCTTGTGGGGTTTTTGATTTAATTTCTGTACCATCTAACGCGGATTTTTCGTCTTCAATTCTTTTTAATATTTCAAAAGCATCAAATATTGCTAACTTTTTAGTTGCTGCCGCATTCTTTAATCTGTCGGCTGCTAACTCATCATCTTTATCATATTTTATAATATCTTCTTTTGCTACTTTTATTAATTGAGTAACAGCTTGTTCGCCAGCTTTTATAATTTGTAATTTAATTTCTTTAATGTTCATAATACCATAGTTATATTATTCGTGAACATTCTATAAAGTGTTTCATTTTCAATTTGAAACTCGTATTCTGATTCTGGTTGAAAAGATATTTCATCTCCAACTTTTAAACCTAAGTTTTCTAATTCTTTGTTTATATATTTTATTTCACCTATTAATGGCTCTACACTCCCAGATTTTTTTAAAAAAGAATCTTTAACAGGAACTGGCTTTACAAAACAATACTTACTATACCCTCTCCAAATATTATTTCTTTTATATAAAAAAAACTGATCATCATCAACTAAAAACAAATTATCTCTAAAAAAACTTTTTCCACTTTGTCTTCTGCCTTTCATGTCATTGTAGAATTTAAATACATTATGATGAACTACTAATATATCTCCTTTCTGTACTTCTCCGTTATAACCTAAAGGTGTTTCAATAACTGTTGCAAAACGATTAGATGATTTGTGGTTTTCTTCCGAAGTACTAACAATGAAGTCTACGCCACCAATTTTTTTTGTATTGACGTATCTTTTGTTGTCTATTGGAGTAACTAAAAAAGAGTGTGGAGATTTCATTAAAAATTTATATTATATTCAAGTGATATTGGCATTGTGGATTTAAACTCTTTCCACAATAAAACCTCTTCGCTTTTTATAATCCAAATTTTATATGATGTATTTTCTTGTTGTATTAAATGAATCTTATAAGTGCCACCTAAAACATCTTGTCCTACAATGTAATGCATTGCTCCAGACTTATAGTCTGCGCCTATAGAAATTTTTCTTATGTCCATTTAATTAAAATGTGGAGTCAACATTCAAGACTCTATAAAATATATTAAAATATGCTGTTCCAGTACCCTGTGATGGGGCGGATGAAGTACTTAATACCACACCTGTATTTGGGGCAATAATTTTAGTTCCGCTGGCCGCTTCAACTTTAGACACTATATCACTCACAGAATTTGTTTCGGTTGCTCCAAGCGTTCCAAAAACAACTGTGCCAATTTTAATTTCTAAATTGTTGCCGAAATCATAAGCTTGATTGCCAGCCTGAAAAAATGCATTAACACTAATTAAATCAATTGCTTTTCCCGCTCCTGGAGCATTGACTAAAGTTGCCGCAGTGGTATTAAGTGTTAGTAATGAGGCACTGTTAACAGTAACTTTTGCAACCAAAGTATCTAATCCAAATAATTTTTGAACGTCACCCAGTGTTGCTGTTTTTGTTACTAAATTATCTGATTTATCTGTTAGAATTAAATAGTCAGACGCAACTGGAGTTCCAATATTGGGATATGCTGAAGTGTTACTTATTCTCGCCATTATCTTTGTTTTCTTTTTCAGGAAGCTTTACGTCTCCAGTTTTTAAATCAATAGAGGCATTATCGCCAAACTCTTCTATTAATTTTTTTTCTACTTCTGAGAACTTTTGTTGTATTACATCAAGTTCTTGAATACTTTTGTTTTTACTTACTTCTGCATCAGCTATTCTTACTTTAATCTGTAAAAATGTTTGATTTAAGTCTTGAACTTCTTTTAATTGCTTTTCACTAAGTTTTTTATTTGACATTTTATTAAATTTAATTGTTAAACATTAATCACAAAGATACTAAAATAATATTATTGTTCGTGGGTAAAACTAAGAGTTTCGTCTTCTTCTTTAGCTAACTCAGTTACTTCGCTTACACAAGCCGCCATTAAATCATCTGAATAAGGTTTTGTCCATTCAATAAGTTTAGACTTAAACTCAGGTGTATCTTCCCATTCAACAAAATTGTCAGGTTCAAAAGTTAATTTTTCAACCCCACCAAGACTAAAAGAGTGTTTTCCATTATCTGCTTTAACTGTAAAGCTAACTAATTCAATAACATGCTCTTTTCCTTCTAAAGATTTTTTAGCCGTTATGTTTGTTATTTCTATTGAAGTGTTTATCATTCATATTTATTTTAAAAAGTAGTTGCGTCAAATATTCTATATTTTAACTTTATAGATATGCTTATTAATCCAGCGGGTAATTGATCATTTGTTTTTTTATTAAGTGTAGTTGCTACGTTTGTTTTATAAGTTCTTGTTTGTAATGGAACATCTCTTGCGCAAAAACCATAACTTGGATTTACAGGTGTTCCTTGCGCAGCATTCATAATTTCATTTATTCTTGCGCCTGGTAATGTTGATATATTTGCAGCCGACTGTACTATATTTGCCTGTCTAACGTCATAGCTTTGATTACCGCTAACCGCTCCTGCCGCACTATATTTTACCATCCAATCAGATTCAGTAACTATAATTGCTTTGTTTGTTCCTGGTGCTGCTATTAAAGTATTACCTAACGTTGCGTTTAATTCCGCTCTTGTAAAAGTCCAAGTTCCTTCTTGCTCCCCCCTAACAATGTTACCACTTGGATCAACACATAATTGAGCTAATGTATCTTGAGATGCTGCTTGAGCATTTTGATTAGCATCCAAGCTTCCTGTTGTGGCAACAGCTGTAGCAGTATAATTGTCCAAGCGATAAAACCCAGAATTGTCAGTAATTTTAGTATTAACTATATTAGCCCCAGTAGTCCATACAGCTAATTTATTTGATGCTCCACTACCTGTTACTGTACCACTCGTTGGTGTTTGCCAAGAAACTCCTGAACCAGTTGATGTCATTACTTGACCGCTTGTACCTTGAGAATTGTTAATTTTAAAATTATCGGCATCCAAAAAGCCTGCAACATTTACATTTTGAACAAGACCAGATGTATTACCAAAATATATTGTACTATTATTTGTTCCTGTGTTAATAAAAGAAGTGGAATACTGGCTAAACATTTGCATAAACATAGTTCCACTCTGCTTAAGAGTCAAACTTCCATCACCCGTGTTGCCTGTTTGGATATTTCCACTGGCAGTTAAATTAGTTGTAACAGATGATGTAGGTGCGCCGAAAAAGATACTGTCTGATGAACTACCAGAGGTAGTCATATAAGTAGTAGAACCACTTTTAAAAACTTGCCAAAAAGTTGAGCCAGAACTTTGGACTCGTATCTGACCTGTTCCGGTTGTTCCTACTGTTAAATCATTTGTAGTCTCAAGGTCTGTTATAGCACCAGTCATAGTGCCACCTGCAAGTGGTAAAAATGTACCAGAGCCAGCTCCAGCCACAGCATTATCAACATAAGTTTTGTTTGCTGCGTCAGTTCCAGCGCTTACCGTGTCAACACCTTGTATACGTCCTGTACCTCCTAAAGTAATATCACCACC